TTATTTTACCTCTTCTACTTTATATTCATCCTTCACTTTCCTGCATTTAAAGACGCAGTAATCCGGATTATTTAAAGCGTTATCAAGGCTTTGTGGCAAAACGATCTCTTTCGTTTGTTTGTTGATTGCTATCAATGCGTAATAAATACCTTCTTCTTTGCATTGTTCAATCAATACCTTTTTTAATTCTTTTACGTTATATTCCATTTCTTGAGATATGAACCCAATAAAAAAAGCCTCTTACTTCAATGTAAGAGGCTAACTAAAATAAGAGTAGTGGGTACGAGAATCGAACTCGTATTACATGCGTGAGAGACGTAATTTCCTAATTTTAATCCCACTGATTATTAAGCCTTTATCTATGATCTAAGAATCATTTGCATTAAATTTGCATTGAGAAATCAAAATAAATGCCATGACCTATGAATACATTTATTGCATGCGAATCTTTCAAAGAACTTTTTGCGTTACAAAGTTAATCAATCAATCAAAAATAGCAAACTTTATTCGTTTGAATTTAAAGCTATCTGTTTCTAATCTATCCGGCTAATAGTAAAAAGTACTATTATGACAGATGAAGAACTAAGAACATTTTGCGTTGAGCAAGCTGTATTAATCTTTGCCAAGAAAGAACAGGTTAAAACTATGGGATTCCGCGATATGGAAGACATGACCTTGCTTGAATTATCAGATAGACTCTATAATTATATCAGAACCGGAGAGCAAAGTTTTATTCCTGCTTCTTTATCTTATTTGAAAAAAAATAATACCGATCTATTTATTAACAATTAAAATTTATCTTATGGAATGGATTTCTGGCATTGTAATATTATTGATTTTCTCGCCACTTGCTATATTTATTTTTGGCTCTGGGGTGTATTTGATTTCTCGGATTGTATCTGATTTATCATCTCAAAAAGCCGAGGAACTTGAACGTCAGAAGCGGAAAGCCGAGGCAGAACCTCTAGTGCAATACCTAAAAGAGTACTATCCACTCGTTTATCGTGCGATTTTTCCCGATTAATAAGTTCCCATGAATTAACAATAAGCCTAGCAATATCACTTAATGTTTCCGCATCATTTAAGTTTATTGCATACTCCAACATAGTTTTTAATGTCCTTATCATACCCGAAAAGTCCTTAGTTACATAATCCACTTTTATGCCAATGCCAGTAGCTTGGTATAGAGTGGCGGCGGAAGCTCTAGCAGCAGATATAGACAAATCTTCTTTCACTTTATTTGTTCTTTCGTCGAACATTTCTTTCATTCTTTTATCCAAAGTGGCAGAATTATATATCTGATATCCTAATACTATTACCACTCCTATACTTGTCAAGGCTATTGATATACCTATTACCCATGATAGACATGAGTCAGTAAATGCAAAAGGCTCACATCTAATCAATGATATCACGCTACATATAATTGCAGCTATTGACAAACAGTTACTCCAATATGATTTGATTCGTTTTTTCATGCTAGTTTGTTTTAGTGGTTGATATTTGTTGCGATGAATTAACTTGGTTTATTCATTGGAATCAGCTTTCCATTTTAAAGAAGTCTTCAAAATTTCAGATTCAGAACCATTCCATTCATGCTTATATTGAATAAACATAAATGGAGCATTTGATAGAGTTTTAAATGTGTACGTTCTCATCCTTGACTCTCCGGGGAATAAATCGTTAAAAAATCCAGTTTGGAACTCTCCTTTGGTGAATAAATTGTAGTACGCCTCAAAGCTGCCCTCTGGTATTATATCCGATTTAGTATTGTTTTTCAAAGTGTAATCTATCTTGTAATATGTAGTTCCTTGATTGTTGTTTATTATGTCTATTGAGTTCATTGTGACAGTCATATTGTCAGGTGCTAAATATTCTTTCCCAAAATCCAAATAATCAAACTTATCTTCGTCATTGGGGTTATTAGATTCAATAACTCTCCCTGTGTTGTATAAAATCTTATATGTATACTTTACTACTCCATCTACAGTGGTAAGGTCATAGCTTGCTATTATATTGTCTTTCTCAAATGATAAATGTGAACTGTATGAATTATAATAGGGTAACTGTGGATAAAACTTCCAAGTTTTAGTAATGTCAGCCGTATTTCCCCTTGTTATGATTGCATTATTTGCAGAAACAAAGTTTGTTTCGTCTTTCCAGATAGTATTTCCATATGGCAATTCCATCTCTCGTTTTGATTGAATTATATTTCCATTATTTGATATTTGTGAGAACCATAGGGTTGCGTTAGGGTTTAGAGCAATCTCTTCTTTGTCTATTCCACAAATAAAACAGTTATCATATACATTAATATATGAATATAAATACCTGTCCAATACTTTTATAAAAATTGCAGATCCGTCATCTTGTGATAGAATTGTTGGAAACATAGTTTTAGCCATAGAAGTTGGGCTATCATCTTCTCCGACAACACATCCTACAATAATATTTCCATTCGATAATTCTTTGGGTAGATATGCCCATGAATAATTCTCATTTTCGGGATGTGTATTATTTTCCCATATCAAGTCCCCTTTTAAATCATATTTTGAAAACCAAAAAACTTTATTGATTCCTGCATTTCTTGCGCCATAAAGATACTTATACCCTTTGCTATCAATAAAAACTTCATTCAAAGTATTGATTGTTTGTGCATTTATGACCTTACACCCTGTAAGCCTATATATTTCTTGCGCTTTTTGATACGCTTCGTCTGTTGCTTGATTGCCGCTTCCCGATTCGCCCTGTTCTACTATTCCTTTCCCACATGAACACAGACAAAAAACGAGAAAAAATACAGTTGAATATGATAATAGCTTCTTCATGTTGTTTTGTTATTGTGTGGTTTATAATATGTTTTTGATTGATAAAATGTTCTCTACAATGAATAGATGAATAATTTCCCGTTTCGGCAAATCTATATCGTCATAATCTGGATTCTCGCTACGAAGCAGGATTAAGTTATCTGCATCTTTAGGATGCCTACGAACTCTCTTTATAAGTCTGTATTCATTCGTTATAATTAAATATACTTGTCCGTAGTTGAAATAGTCCCAACTTTCGATTTTTCTAATTACTACCCTATCGCCCGAAGCTATTAGAGGTTGCATGCTATCGCCCGTAGCGAATATGATCTTTGAATCCGGGTTAATCTCCGGCGCGTCTATACTTCCTATCACTTTTTCGTCTGTAAATTCTATGTCTCTGCCGTTTAAGCCGCATGTTGCGTCTATGTCGTATATTAATGCTCCTTTTCGTTTTGTTTCGCTTATTGCAGATTCGGAAATCTCGATTGTTTTTTGTTCTCGCTCTGCATTTTTAATCATTTCGCCTTTATCCCGCAGAAGCCATTCGGTTGATATATCACCGTATACTCTACTAATTTTCATTGCAATATCGGCGGATATACTTTTGGTCTTCCCCCAATATCCCTTAGATAATCCAGCTTCTGCTTCTAATCTATATACACTAATTCCTTTATAATCAATGTATTTCTGAATTTTTTCTTTTATAGTCATACTGTTGTCTACTAATAAAGGTTAATTAATGGAATATATTCTACTAGATATTTGCATAGTAGAGTATAGTCGCCTATCTTTGTCGCATCAAAGTTAATCAATCAATAAAGAACTAACAAATAAAACAAAGGAATTATGAAAACAACAAGAATGAACACGACACCAATTAAACCAACATTGCAAGCGATGGAAGTAGGGCAAAGAACCGATTTTCCACGTAATCGAAGGAAATCAGTTAGAACAACCGCATCCGATTTAAAAACCGATGAAGATAAGATTTTTAGAACTTGGATCGACGGAGATAATATTTATGTTGAACGCAAAGAATAACAAACAATGGGAAGAACTAAAGCAATCGGAAAAGTTGAACCAATCGCAAAGAAATGGCTCAGCAAAGACGAGGCAAAATCCTACATAGGTTGCTCGGATGACTTTTTAAGAACACTCCGAGAGAATGCACTCGTTTCTTTCTCCCAATTCGGGAAGATGATCTGGTATGATATATCAAGTATAGATAGATTCATACAAAGTAATAAAGTAGTATAACACACTAAAACAAAACATCATGCTAACACTCAAACAAAGTCCTATCGCTATCATCTTAATGCTCCTAGCGTGCAGCCTCGCAGAAGGCGAACCGAAACCGGGCAAACTTATCATCGCACTTCTGATCGTGTTTCTAACGATTATCTATGTGCTAGTCTGTAACTATATAAACGTAAAAAGACATGGCGGCGAATCATCAATGTATCGGTAATTGTCGAATGTGTACGGTGCTAGGCGCGTGTCCTGCTGATACTCTAACTTGCGAAGATTGCGGCGAGGAAATCGAACCGGGCGAAGAGATCGAAATAGAAGTCGAAACGTATGAACGCGGCAGACGCGGTACAAAGATAATCACTGTTTGCGCTCGCTGTTATGAGTCGCTTTATCAAGGTGGAAACGATAACTTTTAAATAATAAGAACATGGCAACTAAAAATAAAATGATTAGAACTAGACTAGACGATGAGACTCGCGAAAGGCTTTTAAATATAGTCGTAAAATACGGATTTAAATCAGAATATCAGGTACTAAAATTGCTTGTTGCAAATTTAACTCAAAATGAGGAAGCCGTCATTCTCTCTTTGCTAAAAATGAAAACAGTCAATAAAAAATAGATAAATTATGACACATTGGAAAACTCAATTTAATTATGACTATTTAGGCGCTTACAGCCTACCGGACGGTAAAGATATAATTCTCACCATCCGCGAAACGAAAAGAGAACAGGTAGTCGGTGCGTCTGGAAAGAAAGAAGAATGCTTCGTCGCTTACTTCTTCGAGAATGTAAAACCTATGATCCTCAACCGGACGAACTGCAAAACTATGACGAAGATTTTCAAAACACCGAATTTCGAGGAATGGATAAACAAGCAAATTCAGATTGGCGCGGTAATGGTGGACGCTTTCGGCGAAAAGGTTGATTCGCTCCGTATTCGTCCATTCATCCCGAAAGTTGAAACTTCACTATCTGCGGTTGAAACTGGATCGGTGATCTGGAAAAACATTCTAGACGCATTGGCGGGCGGCTATACAGTTGCGCAAGTCCAAATGAAATACAAACTAACAAAAGAACAAATCAAAGAATTAGTAGCACATGAAATCAAGTGAACAAAAGGAATTTGAATGGAAAGAAAAGAGACGTGGCAAAATAACAGCCTCTACGCTTCCCGATTTGATGAAAGCGGGCAAAGGATGTCCGTTCGGTAAAGCCGCGTTGGATGCGATGTATTTAGTACGATACGAGCGTAGGACCGGGATGATGCGAGAAAACGGAAGTGCAAAGGCTTTTGATTGGGGGCACGACAACGAACCGTTAGCGGTTGAGTGGGTACGGAGTCAATTAATGAACGAGATCAAGTCGTGTACAACCGATTTTTACGACATTGTTTTCAATGAACCGTTTGAAGGGTTCGGAGATTCACCCGACTTCTATGTGTATGGATTCGACGGGAAAGTTATCGCTCTAGGCGAAATCAAATGCCCGATGTCGCAGGGTAAAATCGAATCTTTGCAATTCGGGAATACCATCGACGAAAAAGACGAATATTATTGGCAGTTCCTCGGTCATTTCCTCGGTCTCACGGACGTAGATAAGTTGTATTATGTCATTTATGATGGCTACGTGAACGACGGTCGGATACTTGAAATGAATCGCGCCGATCATGTGGAGAATATAAAGAAACTCTATGACCGTATCCGGTTAGCTAGTGAAATGATAGACGAATCTATTCGTTCCGGTCTGGATTTACTTGATTGTGTCGATAAGGCAAAATCGGTCCTAGAATTAAAGATACAGATCGAAGCGTTAAAGCCGGATGCGAAAAACAGCGTACCGATCAAAAATCAGATTTATAAGCTACGGAAAGAAATACGCAAACTGACAAAGAAATAACCGTCACAACACTAACACAACACGATTAATCACATTTTTTATAAACACTTTAATAAACACGAAATTAATGAGTAAATCTAGAGTTATAGAAAATATAAAAATGTCTCATGGGTGCCTAACATGTTCGTTGTCAGAAACCAGCACATTAGAGCAAAAGATTATAGACAAAATAAAATTCGCAGAGAAATATAATATCCCTTATGAGGGTTTAATCGAACTAATTAAAGAAATGAATTTATGATGCACACTTGGTTTTTAACAAAAATCCGTTACGAAAAAGTAATGGAAAACGGAATGCAAAAGAAAGTAACAGAACCGTATTTAGTCGATGCGCTGAGTTTTACCGAAGCAGAAGCGCGAATAACCGAAGAAATGACTCCGTTTATCTCCGGTGAGTTTACAGTGTCCGACATTTCCCGCGCACATTATAGCGAGATATTTACGAGCGAAGAAGATTCTGCCGATAAATGGTATGCCGGACGACTCGCTTTTATTACGGTGGACGAAGTAATCGGCAAAGAAAAGCGGACTTATACGAATGTTCTGGTACAAGCCGCAGACATCCACGACGCAATGAAGAAACTCGACGAAGGTATGAAAGGAACGATGGCGGATTATTCTTCGATTTCGTTGAAAGAAACGGCGATTGTAGATGTTTATCCGTATCATGTGGAGGACAAAGAACAACAAAAACATGATTAAACGACATTGGATGCTATTAATAGCCGCGATAGCTATCCTCATAGGAAACCGCCTATTTAACCATGTTAGCGCATGGATGGGCATTATGGTTATTTTATCGGCTGTAATCTTCTTAATTTACAAACTAATTAAATTTTAAAAAATGAAAGATTTTAAGTTTTTACTATTGGCATTTGTTGCCGTGATCTTGTTCGCTTCATGCGAACGTGTTGCTCCTAATTATGCGGGTGTTTTCATGGAAAACTATGGAAAAGACGGGAAAAAAGACTTTTCTATTAAAACGGGGCGTGTATCAACTTGGGAATGGGGAACAGAACTTTTTCAAGTTCCATTATTTGACCAAAGGGGCGATTTTGCCGAACCTATTACGTTAAAAGCGGCTGATAATACAGAGTTTAAAGCTCGTCCGACATATTCATACAAAGTAATCAAAGAAAGGGCGGTTGATGTTGTATTTGATAATAAGCATATTAGCGATGGAGGCGATTTTATGAGTTCTCTCGAAGATAATATACTAGAACCGCGTATTTACGATTTAATAAAAGAAGAGAGTCGGAAACATAAAACAGATAGTTTAATGGCAGACGGAGGATCATTAATTTTTGAAAGGCGGTTAGAGCAAATAATCGAAACGGAATTTGAAAAACGCGGATTACAGTTACTAACTTTTTCTGCACAATTAGAATTTTCGGAAAAGGTACGTGAAAAAATAGATAGTCGTAATGAAGTGAATACGAACATTTCTGTATTAGATCAACAGATCGAAGAACAAAAGAAGCTAAATGAGTTGGAGCAACTAAAAACAGAACAGGCTATCATTCGATCAAGAGGATTAACTAAAGAAATTTTGTACAAACAGTTTATTGATCGTTGGGACGGAAAAACGGCATTATATGGAATTGTTCCCGATTTTTTGAAAATAACTAAGTAGCAACGTGCCGGGTGAAAGTCCCGGCAAATCGGATAAGTGGCGGAATTGGTAAACGCTCCACCCTAGTGCGTGGAATTGGTTCCGATCGTGACGGACGTTCGCAAGCGGTCTGCGACAAATCTCGGTTCAAATCCGAGCTTATCCACATTCACAAACCAAAATAAAGACATGGCAAAGTATAACAATGTAAAGATAGAGGGATACGACTCTAAAAAGGAGTATCGGCGCGCTAAGGAGTTGAAACTACTCGAAAAGAAGGGGATTATAACCGGATTGCAAGAGCAAGTAAAATACGAGCTTATTTCGCCTCAATATCGTTTCTATGAAGTGCAGGGAGTGCGGAAGATGCTGCGTAAAAAGGAACTTCTAGAACGAGGCGTTTACTATATCGCGGACTTCGTTTATTATCGAGATGGCGAGTATGTCGTTGAGGATACGAAAGGAGTTCGAACAAAGGAGTATATAATCAAACGGAAGCTCATGCTTTACGTTCATGGAATCAGAATAAAGGAGGTATAAAATGGCGAAGAAAACAACACAGGTACAAAAAAGCGATTGCCGGACGTGTCGGAATGGCGGAGAAGAGAAGAATTTTATTTGTTATTGCTCCGTCCTTAAAGTGGGGCGGTCCATAGGGATAAGGATTTGTAGTTATTATGTAGCGCGATAGACTTTATAAGTGTGATGAATATAGACGGATATACGCTAACTGAGAAGATGAGAAAAGCGAGACGACGTTTCAGATTTACCGCCACCGAACAAGCCCTATTTTACGAATTAGTGGCTATTTGTAATGGCGAAGATTGGAGGGACGTTTTCGATTGCTCGAACATTGAACTTTGTTTTGCGCTTAACGTGAACGAGAGAACACTTGTAAAAGCTCGCGAGTCTTTGATAAACGCAGGATTGATTTATTATAAATCTGGTAAAAGTAGACGTGTTGTTAGTTCCTATTCTTTTGTGAAGGAGTTTAAAACTACCGTAATGACTACCGTAAATAATACGGTAGATAATACGCCCGATAAACCAACCGATAAGAGGGGAGATAAGACAACCAATAGTACTACCAATAGTACGGACTATAATAAACTAAAACAGAAACCAAACGAAAATATACTCTCTAAAGTCTCTCATGGAGATTTTGATTTTATATCTAACGAGTTTTTAGAGACGTTTATTCTTTGGCTTGAATACAAAAAAGACAGACGGGAAAATTACAAATCGGAAAAGTCGCTTAAAGCGTGTTACAGCAAATTAGTTAAATTGAGCAAAGATAATCCGGCGATTGCATCTCAAATCATAAATGAAGCGATTGCAAATAATTGGGCGGGATTCTTTGAACTGAAAAACAATAAAAATGAATATGGAAACAAGAAGCAAACAAACTCTACCGATAGCGGCGATACTATCATACGGACTACCGTATTATGATGAGCCGATAGAAATAGGGAAACGCCCGGAATGGTTTAAAGCGTGTTGTAAGTACGTTTGTCCCGATTTTAAGATTGACGACTCCAATAAGAACCTAATGAATCAACTCTTTTTGTATACAGAAGGACGTGGTAAATTAGATACAAACAAAGGGCTATTGTTGAGGGGTGATATTGGGACCGGGAAAAGTACTATCATGCAGATTTTAAACCGATACTGGTATTTCACACGTGGCAAAGCGAAGGGCGGTTATCCAGTCGGCGGTTTTAGGATAGACTCGGCTTCCTTCATTGCGAATAGCTTTTCAATGCGTGGAAAGGATGCGCTAGAGTTGTACACGTACAACAACGGTGCGCCGCGAATGATTTGTTTCGATGAACTAGGACGAGAACCAACCCCGGCGAAGTATTTCGGCACTGAGTTGAACGTGATGCAGTATATTTTCCAATGTCGGTACGAGTTGAGACATGAAGCGATAACCCATGTAACGACAAATTTAACGATCAAGGAAATACAGACTATTTACGGCGCGTATATCGCGGACCGAATAAACGAGATGTTCAACGTTTTGGACTTGAACGGAGCTAGTAGAAGATAATTAAAACAATGAAACTATGCGAAGAAGAAAAAAGAAATTCGTCTATTTCAAGAAAATTCCGGTTCGCGTCGATCTGGACCAATGGCGGCGACTAGACAAGATCAAAACCGACTACCATTTCAAGAGTACATACGAAATCATGCAGTACATTTTAGGCTGCTTTCTCCGGGTTGCTGATCCGATGCCCGATGATGACGAAGAAGAAGTATTACCGGACGAAATCAAAGAAATGTTCTATGATCTATCAGAAGCAGAACGACATTTCGAGTATGTAAAACCAAAACGGAAACTACCACAGTACAAGGTGGACGAAATGCACGGACAAAAACGATTAGAAGGATTTTAATATGATTAGAAAACTATCAAACACAAACTATTTGCACGACGTTCCCGCAGAGCGGACCGAAGCAAATGAACGGAATCGGAAGTATATCGACCGATTTGTTTCAGAGAATTATAACGGCTTAGTTGCCAAGTTTTCACCTTTAGACGGCACGATAAATTCAAGCTCATACGGAGCACTCGACAAACTAAACGAAACGATCCTGTCACTTTACACTGATCCAGATTTGCACTTTTCAAGTTGGATCGAAGCGAAACAGTATCTATCGAGTAAGTTTACAGAAAAGGCGATCCGAGTTCCGGTGAAGAAGCCTGTAAAAAGTGAAGATGAAGTTATTAACGAAGAGCAATAAAATTATGAGTAAAATCGGACTTATTGATGTTGATGGACATAATTTCCCGAATTTGGCTTTAATGAAGTTGTCCACTTACCATAAAACACAAGGTGATACGGTTGAGTGGTATTCTGGAATAGAACGCTATGATAAAGTGTATATGAGTAAGGTGTTTACATTCACGGAAGATGATGGTAGGGTAATACAGGCAGATGAAGTCGTAAGAGGTGGAACGGGGTATGATATAGTCTCAAAGTTACCCAAAGAAGTTGATCACGTTACAAATCCCGATTACTCTCTCTATCCAATGCACAAATTTAGTATTGAGTTTTTTTCACGTGGATGTATTCGAAATTTCCCATTTTGCGTAGTTAGGAGAAAAGAGGGAAAGATTGCCCCTGCTTTCCCAATGGAATTAAATCCGGCAGGGAAACACATTGAAGTATTAGATAACAATTTCTTTGCTAATCCCCAATGGCGTGATGCTGTATCGTTTCTGAATGCTACCAAACAGCCTGTTAATCTTCACGGAGTAGACGTAAGGATAATGAACGAAGAGCAAGCTAGCGCTCTCAATTCAATGAGATTGAAGGGTAGTAGTATTCATATTGCTTGGGATAATCCGAAAGACAATATTCTGCCAAATCTGAAAGCTATGATAAAGCAGGTAAAACGCTATAAAATCTCGTGCTATGTCCTGATCGGATATTGGAGTACACCAGAAGAAGATTATTACCGGGTAACAAAGTTGGCGGAATTAGGCATTGCCCCATTCGTTCAATGCTATCGTGACTATGATAACGAAAGGATTCCGGTGCAGTATGAGAAGGACTTTGCCTCGTGGGTGAATAAAAAGGCACGGTTCAAGTCGTTTGATTTTGCGGACTTCTCACCACGTAAAGGATTTAAATGTAGTCGGTATTTTAATTAATAACAATGAAAATATGAAGAAAATACAATTTAAAGCAGGGCGGATTCCAAATGTTATTCACTTTTTTCCGTATATCAGAATTAGTCGAGGTGAATATGCGGCTAATTGGAAAAGGTTTGCAATAGAGATAGGTTTTTGGTATTGGGCGATAGGATGGTTCTTTGCATTAATACCTTACTGCGATAAATGTGGAGCCTATTTAAAGTGTGATTGTAATTGTGATGATGATTGGCTTGATTTAGATGATGATGAATATGAAGATTAACTAATAACAGAAAAGATATGAGCATAAAGATTGATAAAAACGCATACGAGAAGCTAATCAAAGAAGATTTAGATTTTCTCAATAAACATTGCCCGGATAGCTTAGAATTAGACCATATTAAATTAATTGTTTGTAGTTCTATCGATTGTCATTATCCTGATAAGAACACTTGTACAGCGTTGAAAAGGATAGAGAATAGGCTTAAAGTTGAACTTCAGAAGCAAAAGGACGCAGGTAAGCAATTTCTATCCGATCAGGAAATAGTATCTGGGTGAAAATTAACTAATAAATAGAAAGGAAATAATAATATGACAGTAAAAGAGTTAATAAAAGAACTTGAAACTTGCGAACCTGACGCAGTAGTTTCAATCGTAATAAACGAAATAAATCTGGAAGTGACAGAACTCATCACTCCTGCACCTGAAATAGTAGAGTTATCATAATAAAGTAAATATGAAGATAATATTTGCCAATGAGGAATATAATGTGCCCATCGTCCCCCAGTGGGAGATATACAGATATGCTCCTGAATTACATTGCACCTGTGGAGCTACAGAGTTCCGACGGAATATCGTAGGTCTTGCAGAGGTAAAAGGAGCAATGATGATTTGCCATGAGTGCCCTTCTTGTGGAGATAAATTTCGCACGCATATCAATATACCTCATGACGACTGGTATGATAGGCTTGGTTTAGTGCTGCATTTGCATAATCAACAGTTTAGAATTAACTAATAACTAATCAGAAATGAATCAAACACAGAATGAACCAAAGTATTATTATTCGCCTCGCTTCCGTCACTTTAGTATTTACCAAAGAGAGCCGGACGGATCAGCGACGAAGATAGACGATGCGATAACACAAGAAGAAGCGAGACGTAAAGTATATAAATTAAACGGGTGGAATTACAAACCTAAAAATAACACGGTGAAATGAGTAAAGTAAAACAGTACATCGAACAAGCCACAAGCGAGCGCATCCGCTCGCGTGGCTTAATCCGAAAAGTAGCTATCGAAGCGGCACGGATACAGAGAGAGGAAACGAGGCGGCAAGCTATCGAAGTGTATAAACAAATGTGCCCGTCAAAGAACTGCAAAGGTTGTGCGAGCCGGATACATAAACAGGAGACGCAATCGACTCGATGCGACGGGAATTGCGCACGGATTAGATTACTTATTAACGGATTAGACCGGATCGAAACATTATGTATATAATTAGACGCATTCAGTGTAAATCGGGCGATGTGTCCGAGACGCATTTAGTTGAGATAGAAACAGGCGACATCGAGGCGACACGAAAGGAGTTGCACGACTGTTATCAATGTGATAAGATTCTTTTTAGTTATGATGAATTATGAGTAGAAATCCGTTTTACATTAAGATGATAAATTCGGTTCGATGGAAACAGCTTCGAGCCGAGAAACTACGAAACAATCCGATTTGTGAAGTGTGCGAGACGAACGATCTAAGCACACTCGCAACGGAAGTGCATCACAAGACACCTGTTGAATCCGTACCGCATGAACTCGGAATGAGGCAGCTAATGTTTGATTATAACAACTTGCAAAGTCTCTGTCATGCGTGCCACTCCGAGATACATCGATGCGCTTTTAGTCATTCGAAAGAGGCGATTCAGTCGAATAATCGGAGGGCAACGGAACGGTTTGTAGAGAAGTTTTTGAAATAGACTATTTGTTAATGATTCTCATAGCTAGCGGATACAAGTTATGAGAATCTTTTTGTATATTTGTACGATTTTAAATTTAACAGCTATGAATGAAAATAAAATAGATTGTTTTGTAATAATGCCTATTGGTGATTGTGACGGTTATAATTCGGGACATTTTACAAGAGTTTATGAAGATATTATAAAACCCGCAGTTTCCCAAGCTGAATTTAAACCGATACGAGGTGACGAGGTTGCCAAAACTAACTTAATACAGTTAGATATTTTAAATAAGCTTCTGGAAACTCCTATCGCAGTTTGTGATTTAAGTTCACGAAATCCTAATGTCTTATTTGAATTAGGAATTAGACAAGCTTTTGATATGCCAGTTGTTCTTATTCAAGAAAAAGGAACGCCTAAAATATTCGATATTAATCCTTTGAGATATGTCGAATATTCTAGAGAAATGGGCTATAGAGATGTAGTTGAAGCTCAAAAGAAAATTAAATCGGCTTTGATAGAGACTTATAATTCTAAAGACGAACAGGGGAATATAAACTCTATTGTCAAACTTCTTGCTTTAAATACTGCGGCATCAATTCCAACGGTAAATGGAGATAATGAAGCCTTTAAAGTTAATATAATAATATCACAATTATCTGAATTAAGTGCTAAGGTGGATTTGTTACAAAATCGCGTTATTGATAATTCTTCTTATAATAGTGATGACGAAGCAACCTTACTAAATAGAAAAATAAAAGAGTTAGACTCCGAATTTACAAATATGCAAGTAGGTAATGAAGTGGGATTTTTGGAACATGGAGAATATTTAAATAGACTAATGAAACTTAAAAGGGATTTGTATCGGATAAAATCTTTATTTGATCAAGTGCCTATGGAATATACATTTTTATTGAGAAAGATACGCCAAGAGATAGAGCGACTGAAAGAACCTGATTAGAATCTAATTGATAGTCATACACTATATATTTTCCATGTAACCGTCCAATTTCAACGAAAAGGGGGCGGTTTTTTTATTTTTTAACGTGATACGCTAAACCCACCTCACCTCATATTTACACGCGCGAGTAATTTTTGAAACGAGGGGGTGCGCGTTGGGGGTAAACTTTTTGCGCGCATCTTCCGAGCTACCAAATACTTGCGATCTTTTCCTATATGCAAAAAGCCTATAAAAATGTGTGATTTGGACGACATAAAAGAAAAGATTCGCGCCGCGATGGAGTCGCAGGGAACATATACGGAAGATTTAGACCTCTGCATAACTCTTTGCGCAGGTTCATATATGGCGTTTCAAATTGCACTAAACGATATTTCAAAGAAGCGTATGAAGTCATACGTGAAAGAAGTGTCCCGCGAAAATAATGATAAACTTACGGCTCATCCTGCTTTCAAAGTTTTATTCGATGCACTCGAAGCAACGCGCAAACAATTACGCGAACTTGGTTTGACCTTTCAAACGCTTTCTGCATCTGACGACGACGAAGTAAACGACTTGATTAACGAAGTAAACAAAATAGATCGCGATGAACAAGGAGAATAGAGATAAACTGATAGCGTTAAAGCAGTCGGTTGTCTCCGATCTGCATAACATCGACGTTGATTCGTATAAGCTAGACAAGGCAGACGAAAGACTAAATGTGTATATCAAAGGTTGTATTAACAATCCGGACGCGCACAACCTTTACGAGTTGCTAGCCGTTCACCGCTTCTTTGTTTTTCTTGATAAATACGAATTTCGGATCAAGGAAGTAAAGAAGTTCGTCACGTTCTACGAGCGTTTGAAATTCTCCGGCACAAAGGGTAAAACTAGATACAAGCTGACTCCGATACAAGTGTTTCAGTTCTCTAACATTCTCGCGTTTTACAAGCCCGGAACAAACAAACGTTTGATTCGCGAAGCTCTTCTATTCGTTCCGCGTAAATTCAGTAAGACAACAAGTGTAGCGAGTCTTTCGATTAACGATTTGTTGTTCGGTGATGCGAACGCACAAACATACGTTGCTGCAAACTCATATAATCAGGCGAAAGTCTGTTTTGATGAAATACGTAATATTTTAAAGTCTCTCGATCCGAAGTTTAGACACTTCAAAATTAATCGAGAAATCATATATAACCGCATAAAGGGAAAAACCTCTTTTGCCCGTTGCCTTGCCTCTAACCCGGATAAATTAGACGGACTTAACGCAAGCATGGTAATAGTAGACGAGTATTCACAAGCCGATAGTGCCGCATTGAAGAATGTATTAACTTCCTCAATGGGCGCACGGCTCAACCCTTTAACCGTAGTAATTACGACCGCATCCGATAAAGAAACGGCTCCATTCGTTGAAATGCTCAAAATGTATAAAGCGATCCTACGAGGTGAGATTGAAAATGATTCCATATTTGCACACATCTTTGAGCCAGACGTAGACGACGAGGAAGGCGATCCGGCAACGTGGCGTAAAGTGCAACCACACATGGGTATAACTGTTTATGAAGATTTCTATATCGACGCATACCAGAAGGCTTTATATAGCGCACCGGACGCGCTAGAGTTTCGAACAAAGTTACTTAATGTGTTTGCAGTTGATTCGACAACGAAATGGATCGGGGCGAAGCAGATCGAAGAACGATTCAAAGGTATTAGTATAGAGAATATCGGTACTTATCCGCTTACGATGGCGGCGGTTGATTTATCCGTTCGAGACGACTTTTCTTCGGTTACTTATAATATCTATTCGAAAGAAAACGGTTCTTTTCATTCGTATACGGATTACTATTTTCCGAAAGGAGCTTTAAAGGATCATCCAAATCGGGAACTCTACGAAGGGTGGGCGAAAGCAGGGTATTTGATTCTTTGCGACGGTGACATTATCGACTATCAGCAAATAGTAAACGATATATTATCTCGGGCGAAGTATTTACAAATTATGGGTATTGGTTATGACCCTTATAAATCGGCTGAATTTGTGAATCTACTTTCTTATTCGGTCGGTAGTGCAAGCGAATATATTAAGCCTGTCAAACAGACATACGGGACGTTTACGAGTCCGATAGAATCGTTTGAACTTGCCTTATATAGAAATAAACTCACATTCGATCCGAACCCTATTACGCCGTACTGCTTCTCAAACGCAGTGCTAGACGAAGATAGGAATATGAATAAAAAGCCAGTCAAGAAAACGCATAACGCAAAAATTGATTCGACGATAACAAACCTAATGACATTTCATTTATTCAATAATTACACCGAGTAACACGATAAGACTATGGCATTTGAACTTAATTTAAGAATAGGACGCAACAGAGAGGAAAAACGATCTCTACCGTCCGAAGAGGAAAAAATAGTAGAAGTTAGAGATAAAACAGCTAGGGAACAACCTGTTTCGGTAAAGTCTCCCGAACAGGCTATGCGGTTATCGACTGCGTTTAGATGTACCGATATTCTTTCTGGTACTATTGCTTCTCTGCCGCTATACATCAAACGTAAAGAAGATGCCGGAAACTACAAGGTAGATGCCGAAAACGAGTTGCATTATCTGCTGACTAAAAAACCGAATAAGCGCATGAACAGTTACGACTTAATATGTAATGCGATTATTCAAATGGTTAATCGTGGTAATTCATATATCTTTATCAAGAGAATGTTCGGAGATACGGCAGAATTAATACTTTGCTCAAATAACTCTGTTACATACGATATATACAGAGACGAATATACTATTTGTGATGTAATAAATAGGATATACGGTACTTATCCGGCTGAAAGTATTATCCATCTGAAAAATAAGAGTCTCGATGGTGGGTATACAGGTGTTAGCACGATCACGTATGCAAGCACGGTTCTTTCGGTTTCTGCTAGTGCTGATAATCAGAGTTTGCGTACTTTTCAGAATGGGAGTAAGATTAAAGGTATTATTTCTGGTGTCAAAGGTGGGGGAAAGGGACTTTCTTCTGTTGGCGATAAACAGACTTCCGACGTAGCGGACCGAGTGGAAAAAGACTTTAATAACGGGAGGGATATAACTTCCGTGAGCGAGGACATGACTTTTACACAACTTTCAATAACTCCGGCTGACGCTCAGCTACTAGAAACTAAAAAGTTTTCCGTATTCGATATTTGCCGTTTTTATGGTGTTCATCCAGACAAGGTGTTTGCCGGACAATCTACTAATTACAAGGCTTCTGAAATGAGTCAAGTTGCTTTCTTGTCTGACACGCTCGATCCTATATTGTGTCGTATTGAGGCTGAATTTAATGCAAAGTTGATACCTAGAACTGTCTCTGGTATTTATAAAATAGAATTTGATCGTAAAGCCTTGTATAAAACAGATATAGCCACACAAACGGCTTGTATGGAGAAGGAGATACAATACGGCGTGTCAACGGTGAACGAATGGCGTGTATGCCGTGAAGATAAAGCGCCTATAAATGGCGGTGACATTGCGTTTATGTCCTGTAATGTTGCTCCGATTGACTCTCCTAAGATTAAAGGTGAGATTAGTAGCGAAAAAGATGAGCTACCAAAAACAAACGAAAAAACATAGAGTAAAAAGCAATGGAAATAAGGAGTTTTACAGAGCTAGGCGCACCCAAATTATCGGAGGGTAGAATTATTGAGGGGTACGCTGTTGTTTTTGGGAAAGAAAGTCGTGTGATGTATGACGAGGAAAGGAAACGCTTTTTTATTGAGGTTATCGAACATGGTGCAGCAACCGAAGAACTTATAACCCGATGCGATATAAAGGCGGTACTAGAACACGATAAACGTAGGCTTTTGGCTAGATGCCGTTACGGTTCCGGATCACTCGAATTAAATTTTGATGAATATGGCTTGAAATACCGATTCGAGGCTCCATGTACTAGCGACGGGAATTTTGCTTATGAAATGATAAAACGGGGAGACATATTCGGATCGTCTTTCGCTTATTATACTGATGATAAGGATAAAAGTAAAGTTTCATATACGATGAAAGATGGGATGCTGTTGCGTACAGTGCACAAGATTGATTATATATCTGATATTTCCCCTGTTTCAGACCCTGCCTTTTTTGGTACAGATGTAACAGTTAGAAGCCTTGAAAATATAGAACAGCTTCTTAATGGTGATACAAATAGTGATTATTTATCCGAAATAGAAAACTTAGAAAAATTTATTTGACATGACAAAACTAGAAGAAGTAGCTCTGCTTAAAGAGCAAATGAGAAATCTGTTATCACAAGCAAAAACAGAAAAAAGAAGTTTGACAGACGAAGAGCAGACTAAATTCAACGAGTTAATGACTCGCAAAAATCAGATCGTCATCGACGAGACTCTTAGAAGTCTGGAAAGTAGCAAATCTGCAATTTTGCCGGAAAACAAAAGAGCTATCTTTGCAAAGGCTTTATATGACGTTTGCAATCATCGTTCTTTGGAAGAATACGGGAATTTTGCTGATGCAAAGGGGCTTAATTTCTCTATGCGTGCGGAGGGTGATCCTGTAAGAACAAGTTCAACCGATGCCGCTCCGATGATCCCGACAACAATCGGCGATATTATCGAACCGCTTGAAAAGGGGCTTATTGTTAATAAGTTGGGTATTAAGATGCAATACGGTTTGATTGGCGAATTGATGTTTCCGACATTGGCGGCTGTAGAAGCTACAATTGAAGGCGAGAACACCAAAATAAATCCGACAAAACTGGATATTGGTAATTTAAAGGCGCATCCGTGGCGTTTGGGTATTTCTATCCCATTGTCTAACGACGCAATTGATCAGACAAACGATGCTTTGTTTGATGTCACCGTTAAACAATTGTCTTTGTCAACTGCTCGTACATTGAATAAGATTATGTTTGCCGGAGAAAAGCAGGGACTTGCCTCAAAAGGTGTGTTTGTGAAAGATTCTCCAACAGTGGAGTATGAAGTTGCTCCCACATTCGAGGACGTTGTAGCGCTAGAAACCGCAGTAATGGATGAAAACGTAGATGTTACTGACGGAACGGCAGCATATATTTGCAGTCCGAAAATGTGCGGTAAATTAAAAACTACACGTATTGAAAAAGGTTCTCCCGAAATGGTTCTTAAAGACGGGATGATGAATGGTTATCCGGTGTACATGACTAATTACATGGGTGCGGATGAACTCGGCTTCGGTGTCTTTTCGAACGTTGGTATCGGTCAATGGGGAAAAATTCGAATGACTATTGACGATGTGACTCTAGCAGACACTAACGAAACGAAGTTTACGCTAAACTCAAAGTATGATATTGTTGTAGCTCGCCCAGAGGCATTCGCAATCGCGAAGAAGAAAGCGGTTGCAAAAGCTGCAAAAGCATAACACACTACTAACTACTTAAAAACGAAAAGGCTTTGGCTTCATAGCCTTAGCCTTTTTTCATACTTATAATTATGCCACAATACGTAACACTCGAAGAACTCAAACAGCATTTAAATGTCGATTTTGATACGGACGATACATATATAACCGAACTTATTGAACCCGTTCAACTTGCAATAGAGGCGTATTTAAACGCTCCGTTGGAAGGTTTTGCAAAGGAGGGGAAAATTGATCGTCGTATTTGGCACGCAATCCGCATACTTATTGCGAACTATTATGCTAATCGTGAATCGGTTACATTTGCCACACCGCAAGTAATACCGGGACACGTAGAACTATTACTGCAACCTTTAAAGCGATACACATAATGCAAGCGGGATTATTAAACGAAATGATCGGCTTTTATCGTAGTGAATCAATCCGGGATAGCCTCGGCGGTACGTCTGAAAGTTGGGTGAAAGTATTCGATAAGCGTGCGTATATCCGTTTTAAGTCTGGTGCACGAAAAGAGGCTAACGGCGAAATCTATAATACGACCGTAAACACGATAATGATTCGCATTTGTAAAGAGGTCAACGCTAAAATGCGGATCGAATACGACGGGCAGAAATATAAGATTCTATCTATCAATCACGATCGGAAGCAGCAGGCAACGGTCATAGAAGCGGAGGTAATCAATGAGTAATGAAAACTATACTGGGCGGAATTTGTATCGCGTCGAGGTAGATACAAAAAAGGTAAACGAGTTGTTGGACCGCTTGAATGATGATGAAGGAAAGAAAGCGATTAAATCAGCATTAAGAAGGTCTATTCTCATCATTCGCAAACAGGCGCAGGAAAATTTAGTTTCTGCTGTTACAGACGCGGAGTTTTCGAGTACAAAAAATGGTTCGACATTCAAACCGTTAAAGAATGAAATAAACGTAGCAGTTTATCGCAATGCTTCCGGCGCACGGGTTGACCTGATCGACCGACGCAAAAAGGGATCACGCGCCTATATGCTGAAATGGTTTGAATCAGGAACCAAAGAACGAGCTACCAAAAAAGGAGCGAATAGGGGTAGTATAAATGCTTCTCACTTCTTTTCTAATGCGGTCAAATCGAAGCAGAAAGAAGCGGAGGACTCACTAGAGCAAAATATAATTGATTCTATAATGAAAGTAGCAAATAAAAAGAAATGAGTTTATCAATAGGCGCACACGTATATAAGAAACTAAGCAATTCTACGGAGTTGGCAAAGTTGGTTACTGATAAAATCTATGCGATCTCAACCAAAACGGAAACATCTTTTCCGTTCGTAATCTACAAGCGTAGTTCTCTAGTACCGGAGTATACAAAAGATCGTTACGGGACCGGGGATGCTGTTTCGGTTGAGATCGTTGTAGCTAGCGACAATTATCTGAACTCTATTACTATCGCGGAGGAAGTGCGCAAGGCATTAGAGAACAAGCGAGGAAGCTACGACAGTTTCGATGTGATCGACGCAAAGTTAATGAGTGCGGACGAAGATTTTATTGAAGATACTTTTATTCAATGCCTCGTATTTTCTTTTAAAACAGAATGAGTAACTAATAAAACACGATTAAAATTATGAGTAAAGCAAAAGCAGTATTAGGAAAAGACCTAATGTTATTTGTAGAAACTAAGGCTCTAGCTTTAGCAACTTCCTGTAAATTAGGTTTGTCGGCTGAAACTATCGACACGCAAAGTAAGGACTCCGGTATTTGGACGGAAAAGGATATTAAGAAGCTGTCTTGGAACGCTTCGAGTGATAACGTGTTTAGCGCCGATGCTGACGCGAATAGTTATGACAAGTTGTTTGCCTTGTTTATTGCGCATAAACCTGTAACGTTGAATTTTGGCATTATAGCTAATGCAGACGTAAACGAAATGCCTGCTGATGGTTGGACGCTTTCGCCCGGTTCCTATACTGGAAAGGCTGTTATTACTTCACTAGAAGCAAATGCGCCAGACGGAGATAAGGCGACTTTCTCGATTTCTTTCGAAGGTACGGGACCGATTAAAAAAGCAACTTCCGCGCCCGCTAGTAAATAATCATGAGCGGCGCTTTGCCGCTCTAAAATCACTATCAATGAAAACAATATCAATTAACGGGAAAGAATTTACATTAAAATATTCGCTTCGGGCGTTTTTCATCTTTGAAAATCTATCCGGCTATCCGTTCCAATTCGGTAAAATGATAGACGAATTTCTTTTGTTTTATTCGTTCCTACTTGCAAATAACGAATCGTTCACAATGGAATTTGACGAGTTTATAGATTCGTGCGAAAGCGATCTGACATTATTCAATCAGTTTAAAACACTTCTTTTGGATGAGATCAAACTACGTTCGCAATCGGCAGGAAATGACGTAAAAAAAAAGAAGGTGACGACGCGGAAGAAAAAGCAGTAAGTATCCGCGAACTCTATTCGCGTGTTGTCGGAGAGGGCGGTATCGCTCCTGATTACTTCCTCGATAAAATGAGCTTTATCGAGGTCGAATCGTTTCTAGACGGATTGAATCGACGCAATCGCGAGTCATGGGAGCAAACTAGATTGCTAGGCTACATCATAGCACAATCGAATAGCACAAAGACACTAAAGCAAACCGACATACTCCGCTTCCCGTGGGATGAAGAAGAGAAGAAAGATACTAGCGTAACTAACGAGGATATGAAACGGCTTAGAGCTAAAGCGAAAGCATTAGAATCACAATTAAACACGAATAAAGATGTCTGATATAGTAACAAGATTATTGCTTAAAACAAATGACTTTGACGCGAATCTAAATAAGTCGAAGAAGAATGTAAACGGGTTTCAAAGCGACATCGCTAAAATGTCCGGCGTTGCAGTATCGGGAGTTATGAAGTTTGCCGGAGTTCTCGGTATTGCTGTAACTGCTTCGGAAGGGTTCAATAAAGTAATGAATAGCAGTCAGACGCTAGGGGATGAATACGCCCGTACTATGGATGGCTTAAAAGGTGGTGTGGATCAATTTTTTTACTCTATCGGTAGTGGAGACTGGACACCGTTCATGAACGGATTATCCGAAACTATACGGTTAGCGCGGGAAGCATACAACGCGATGGATCAATTAGGAAATACTAAAATGTCATTTTCTTATTTCGACGCAAAGAACCAAGCAATAGTACAGGAGCAAATAACTATCTTAAAAGACAAGGATTCAACAGAAGAACAAAAGAAAGCAGCTAGGGAGCTATTAGACAAGACGCTGAAAGATCAAGACGAAATAGTCGGTCAATACAAACGAAGGAGTAATAATGCGGTACGGGCGATGGTAAAGGCTGCTATAGGGCTTGACGGTGTGGATGTTTCGGGGATAGACATAGATAAAGTGCTGAAATTAGACGTATCTTCAGCAGGTGATGAACAAAAGGCACAATTAGCAAAACAGTACAAAGACTTCGTAGATGAATACGACCGTTTGAAAGCCAAATTCACAACTTACGAAACTGTTGGTTCTGGGATGAATGTACACACAGTTGCGACTACAGACGCAAAAGCTTTAGGAGAGGCAATAAGCCCGATGTTGGCAAAGTATCAAGATGCAATACAATATAACGCGATTTTAGTAAAGAAGAGTGATGAATGGTTACAGAATTTGATCAATGTCTCGGCGGCGGCAGAGGCGGCAGGTCGAAACTTATCTAGTATGACTAAAGCAGCAAATCGCGCCTCTCAATCTGGTACAGGTGGAAATCCGCCTAAAGAAAAACCTAAAGAGGGTTCTATTGCTTGGTATGACTCCGAAATCTCTGATCTAAATAAGAAACTTATTGCTGAAACCGACATGCAAGCGCGTGCAACGATTCAAGCAACGATAAACGAGCTAGAACAAAAGAAGGTCAAACTCAAATTTGTAGTCGATCAGGAGGCGTTCAAAATTGCTCACGGCGAAATGAAAGACGGCGCCTTGCCGATTCCTATAAAGCCTACATACGATAAAGTTCCGACACATGGGAAGACTGGAAAAGATTTTAAGTTACCTAAGCATGATCCACTCTTTAAAAAAGAAGATATAGACTTGAATCAAGAGTATGCCGAATCGCTTGCAAATATTAGTGGAGTCGTTGGGAGTATGTCGGGTCTATTCGATGATAATACGGCTTCCGTCCTGCAATGGGGAGTTAGTTTCCTGTCAACTGTCGGGCAAGCTATTCCGAAGATACTTGAAATGGCGGGTGCAAATGAGGTAGAAGCGGAAACGGCGCGTAAAAGTGCAATCGCGAATATGTCGGCAGCAGGGGGTGAGGTTTTAAAAGCTCACGCAGGAATCCCTTTTGTCGGTATTGCTCTAGGTTTGGCGGGTGTTGCTGCTATTATTGCCGCTATGTCAAGTATGCCGAAGTATGCAACGGGTGGTATTGTTCCGGGCACATCGTTTACAGGTGATAAGGTTCCGGCTTTATTGAATAGCGGCGAAATGATATTGAACGGATCGCAGCAAAGTAACCTGTTTCGTATGCTTAATTCAGGTTTATACGGTTCGCTATCGCAGAAAATTGCACCGAGTGGAAACGATGATATTCGCTTATATAGCGATGTTGAAATAAAAGGAGATCGCATATTTTTAGCATTACATAATCACATCAAGAAAACTGGTAAAAGACTATGGTAAACTACGGTACAATATACACACTTCCTTTCAAATCTCGAAAGGAAGTTTCTTATTTGATTGAAATACAAAAGGAAAACTATACGGGCGATTCTGTTGAGTTGGTCGGTAGTGGTAGTTCTCCTTTCTCTGTTTCGATTGAGGACGAAGATTTCTTGTATGTTCCTACTCGATTCTCAAAAGCGGTGATTCGTGTTGTGGGTGGTGATTATTTGCAAAGTTTATATTCTACCGGGTATCAACAGTATAGGGTGAATTTTAAACGTGAAAATGAAATCGTTTGGACGGGATTTGTAAAACCGGAACTTTATACGCAGGATTATACATCTACCAAATTCGAGCTAGAAATAGACTGTATTTCTGCAATGGGTACGCTAGAATATATCAATTATAAACAGGGTAGGAGTGATACTAGAAGTTTTATAAGCATCTGGGAGTTATTAAAAATGTTCATATCTGAGTCTCGCGGGTGTTATTCCTCCGTCTTTATTCCTCATGTGTACGCTAAAGATCAATCTAGTTATAATAAAGAATCAAACATATTAAAGGAGTTAACGATCAGCGAACAAAACTTCTTTGACGAGGACGACAAGGCGATGACATTAAAAGAGGTTTTAGAAGAAACTTGCAAGTTTTTGAATTGGACCTGTGTAGATTGGTTGGGAAATTTATATTTTGTTGATGTAGACCACAAAGGAACATATCACGAGTACAATCTTGATATGACATCTTTTACTCGGCAGTCCCCTAACCGATTCAAAGTTTCCGAGATTGGTTTTGCGGGTTCAGAGCACTTCCTTGATATTCTTCCCGGTTATAACAAAGCGACAATAAAGTGTAGTAATTATTGTTACAATGATATTATATCGGAGGAAGAATTTAAGAAGTTGAGTACGTTTGCTGAAAGGAAAACCTATAATTATAAACAGTATTATGAAACAAGGCAGTATCTAAAGAGCAAGGTGTTTAAACTCCCACGCTATGAGAATCTCAATGATAATAAGCCTTATTGTAATTTAGTAGACGAGAGCGTAACCAATGTGTACATAGACGAACCTACACGATATTTTCTAGGCGGTTATTGTGCTAAGAGGTGCGAGTACGAAGTGAATGACGGCAAACCAAATATCTCTGATTATAATTGGGAATATCTTTATCAATTTAAATTAGTATCGGATTACAACTACACGTATCCGAGCACTGTTCCGCCCACAGGTGACGAACAAGAGGACCCAGATTGGAAGCCACCAATGATAACGGTTCCCAAACAATTAGGAACCGGATCGCCTTTATTGAAATTTAAAGATAATAAGCCAATTAAGTACTTCGATGGAGCTTTCGGTATCAGTATGTCATATAGTCATCCATTGAATGCTAGTAATATGACATCGTATGAGAAATATAATTCTGGTGGTGTCTTTGGCACGGAGATAGCATGTAGATTAATTGTAGGTGACTACTACTACACTAATAATGGTTGGGTTAAATCCACTACAAAACCGACGGGACTAGATTTGACTTTTGATTTGGACTTTAAATTAAAGAAGCCGGATGAATGGGTAAAAAACGAAAATACTAAAACTCTAAGTATGCCTTACGAAGGTTTGACCGGATACGTGATCGAGATTCCGAACAATATTAATCTGTTCGGACAATTAGAATTTGAAATTTTAAAAAAGGTATGGCTCCCGGAAGGAGTGTCCGGATATGGCTTTTTCTTAAAAGATATAAAAATAGATTTTAAAAAGAAGGTCATAGATAATAATAACATCGAAGAGAATAATTCGGATCGGATTTATGAGAATGTAGTGAATGAAAGCTATATTAATCCTCTTGATGAAATAGAATTTAAAATATCAAGTTACAATAATGACGGAGCGTGTTACAGTAAGGTAATGTTAGGGAGTGACTATTTAAGGGATAATCTTTATTCATCTATCGAAAACGCTTTAGTACGTCCAGAAGAACAACTAATAAGAAGGATAATTAACCAATACGGAGCTACCAAAATAAAGCTAACACAGGTATTAAAGAATAGCGAATCTATTACACCTATATCTGTGATTTCAGACAATTATATGAATGGGAAAAACTTCATCGTTACAGGTGGTGAAATAGACTTTGCGGCAGAACAGTTCACCTGTAAAATGATACAAACTAATGGCTATACAAATAAAGAATAAGGCTATCCCTGCATTGCCACGATCAAAGAACTATCCCGTCGGGACTACTATCTTTAATTCCGGCGGTGGCTCTCAATCTTCTTCTAGTTCCGGTCCTGTTTCCGATACGGGATTAACAAAAGAAATTCGTGTCAATGCGCCTCAGACCGGGCACATATCACCGGGCGCTATCTTTAAGCAGGGTACGGGGTATGAGCAAATATTTCGCAAAATGCTATATAAACCTGTTCCTGCTACACTTGTAGGTAAGCTATCGACAGCAAACGATGTAGAATACGGATCGGCAAAGGGCGTACTTACTTATACGGCAACACGCAACGATAACGGCGCTATGATTAAATCGTATTATGATGACAACGAAGAGAATGTACTAGAGTTCTCTTCGGAAGTCAATGCTGCACAAACAGCGATACGTCGTCTTACAGGGAATTATACGAAGGGAGAAACCTACACCGCTACGGCTGTTTTTGCCGCGAGTGATGATTTGGACGAAATAACTTTGAATAATAAGATTAGTGTTAATGTACTCCGTAAATGGTTTGCGGGTGTATGCAGCTCTATTCCTAAAACATCCGACGATGTGCGCTCGCTTGCTAGTAACGGCTTGTACGGCGGGTCCGGTACGTTCAAATTCTCTGCCGGGCAATGGAAGATAGTAGTTATATGTGTACCCGTAAATACTATTAAAGAGATCACTATAGCATCATCATACGGAAATTTTATAGAGAACGAGAAAGTATGTAAAGGTCCGATTTCTATTTCTGTAGAAGGAGCTAATAGGAGCGAAGCGATAGATTATAAAATGTGGGTTATTCAGACGCAGGGATTGAACGACCCGGATTCATTTACTTTTAAAACAATTTGATATGGTAAAAATAAACGGAAGTTCTTTCCCGCACCAGTACAGACGCACAAATTCTTTTCCTATTGATTCAACGGAAACGTGGACTACCATAGAGGACGCAACTGCTTACGCACGCAATACGGACACAGAGGCATATTTGCCTTATTCCGGTCAAGTAATATCTATAGAGGGCGAACAGAGTATATATGTATTGGTAGAGGATGAAACTATTTCTAAAGAAGATGGCAGGGAACATTTTAAACTGCACAAAATTTCTACGGAAGAAGTAGCAGACGGAAAATATTTAAGTAAGATCGTAGAGGATACAGCAGAAAAGCTTATTCACTTTAAAGGCGGGATAGATGTAATAGGCGTTTTATCGGCGGCTATCGCTAAATTTTCCGGCGACATTTCTTCTACTAACTACGTATCAAAGTTGCTAGGATGGATTATCAAGGCTTCCGGTGATGCGGAGTTTAAATCGCTTCGTGTTAATGAATTTTTAGAGGCTGACGAACTGAGATATAACCGTGTGTCTGTTATAGCCGGGGAAGAATGGAACGCACCGGGCGGCGGTATAATAGAATCAGTAAATACGTTAAGTCAAACCATTACACTTAAACTGGAACCGGGCGAGTTGGCTAGCTTGGCAGTGGATGATATTTGTAAAGGCATATTTAACAACCAAACAGGATTCCAGACCGCCTATTTTCGTATTACCGAAAAACTGAGTAATTCGACCTTTAAATACGTGCTTAGAAGTGGCGCTTCTCGTCATCCTGCTAAGCTAATGCACTTCGTTGCGTATGGTAACTTCACGAATGCGGATCGTCAAAGGTCTAGCTATTCAACTCAAAGCTATTCCCGTTATCTTGTAGGCGTGAGCGATTGGGAAATAAAGGTAGGTATGATTGCTATGCAGCTAGGCGACTTGTCTAACTTAAAGCTATTCGGTCTTGATATGACCGGACACAGTGCGTATTTACGCAATATCTATATGTCTGGAACCATCAAACAACTTTCGCAAGATGGGGTTACAGAAGTGCCCGTAACGGCATTCAAAGGGGAATGGAAATCTGGAACATATTTCTATTATGACGAAGTTACACATAACGGGAGTACATATATATGTATTGAAGATAAAACCAATCAAGAACCAAGTGAAACCGCCACAGATTGGCTTAAGCACGTTTCTAAGGGCGACAAAGGTGATAAAGGGGATAAGGGCGATAAGGGTGCAACAGGTGCGACAGGTCCTAAAGGTGAAACAGGTCCTACCGGATCGCAAGGCATTCCCGGTACATCCCAATTCTTCCATGTGAAGTACTCTGCCAACTCGAACGGTAATCCGATGTCTGATACTCCTAATACTTATATCGGTACTGCGGTGACAACTAGCTCAACCGCTCCAACCGGGTACACCTCATACAAGTGGGTGCAGTTGAAAGGATCGCAGGGACCCAAAGGAGATCAAGGAATCAAGGGACCGACCGGAGCGGACGGTAAGACTACCTACCTGCATATCAAATACTCGGATAACGGTACGACGTTCACCGCTAACAATGGTGAGACTCCGGGCGCGTACATCGGGCAATACACCGACTTCACGGCGGCAGACAGTAATACGTTTTCTGCTTATACGTGGACGAAGGTGAAAGGTGACAAGGGCGATAAAGGCGATAAGGGAGCAACAGGTGCGACAGGTCCTAAAGGTGAAACAGGACCGACCGGATCGCAAGGTATTCCCGGCACATCCCAATTCTTCCATGTGAAGTACTCCGCCAACTCGAACGGTAATCCGATGAGCGATACGCCTAATACTTATATCGGTACTGCGGTGACAACTAGCGCAACCGCTCCAACCGGGTACGCCTCATACAAGTGGGTGCAGTTGAAAGGATCGCAGGGACCCAAAGGAGATCAAGGAATCAAGGGACCGACCGGAGCGGACGGTAAGACTACCTACCTGCATATCAAATACTCGGATAACGGTACGACGTTCACCGCTAACAATGGTGAGACTCCGGGCGCGTACATCGGGCAATACACCGACTTCACGGCGGCAGACAGTAATACGTTTTCTGCTTATACGTGGACGAAGGTGAAAGGTGACAAGGGCGATAAAGGCGATAAGGG